CTAACCGGGCTACAAAGGTCCCCTTCATACCTCTTTCCAAGGAGGAAATGGAGGAGATAACCATGAGTAGTTCCAAAGCTCGCAAAACTTGGATACAATCCAAGAGGCTGGCCTTGCTTCCATTGCACGTTTCCAATACTGGACTTCCAGTGTGAACGTGAGATCTCTGCGAAGAGATCTATGGATGGATGATCGCCGCAAAGTGCTCTAAGAGCACTCAACTGCACTTCCAAAGGGAAGTAATCAGTTGCATTAGACAAATCAACAGAGTGAATTGTCTTATGAGAGGCAAGGTGTTGTTGGAGAAACTTTACAGGTTTCGCTTGGTCATGTGTACAATCCCAAGGGAGAGTACGCATGTGAGAGTATAGGGTAGTGCCCAAAGGGCCCAAAGCCATTTGGTGGACCAGATAAGGAGAAGCGATTGCTCGCAACTTCAGACCTGGTTCCTGCAGGAAGTGTACTTCACCTCCGAACACAGTTGTTTCTGTGTCCCTCCCTGACAAGTATGAATCAAGACTATCTTCTTCGGAGAAGAGATAATCTTCCATGAAGGGATCAAACCCTTCACAGACATGCTTGTAAATCGACTCGTACTTCGAATACAACCGCTTATGCGGTTTGTAATTCACAAAGTAAGACAAACTAGCAAAGCTAGCGTCACTTTGAGGGATACTTCTGTCCCTGAAGATAGGAGCCTTCTTACTCTCTGAACCACGAAATTGTAACATTGGCTTTGGTTTGCCAATAAACAACTTCTTGTGTATCAGGGTTCCTACATGCTTTTCAAAGGCACGCAAGAACTGTTCTGTTACCTTGCTTGTATCAGCATTAACTGCTTTTACAAACTTCTCCCGTTGAGAATCAGTAAGTTTCTGATTCTTGAATAAGGAGTACACCATAAAAGTGTGAACAACAGATTGAAAAGTCTGTTCACTTTTACGGGAGTAACGGAAGAGAGATCCGATAACCCCATGAGGGTCACCTGATCGACTTTTGCGGACCGGAGTCAGCATAGGAAGACCGGATCGGTCTCGATAGAGATCGACTTTGAGAGATTTCATCCTCTTAACAGTCCACTCTATCCCTGAACACTGGACCCATTTCACAATCAACCGAGCAAAGCTCTTATGAGTGTAAGATGGGACTCCAAACACATGAAGGCGTTGGCAAATAGCTCCCTGAAGCTGGATATGATTATCCATCTCGGACCTCCTATAAAGGATTTTGAGAACTTCAGGGGGGCGACGAGCCTCCCCCTTAGGCTAGTGAAGTCCCAGTTACAAGAAATGTTGGAATATGTGATTGATTATGCGTTCCTGTTCTTTCGTGAGTCTATTCAGATCACTTTTGAGTCTTTTAAGTGATTGGAGTTTCCT